TACTACTTAAAAAGGTTTGATGCATGTAATGTATGGAGAGACGAGCGTATGAAGCTCAGCCAGTGCGGGTTCTGAAGCGCATCTGGCATTTCTCTCGCCGCAACTGTTTGGCTCGCAAGGGTGAAGCAGTTGAACATACTCTGACGTTTCAGCAGATGGTTGACATCTGGCATGCACAGAAAGGTCATTGCTACTACTTAAAGATTCCGATGGTATTATTAACAGCAAGCGATTGGAAGTGTAGTCTAGAGCGCCTAGACCCCTCAAAGGGATACACATCCGAAAACTGCGTGTTATGTTGCCATGAGATGAATGGGGCGTGTCAGTGGACACCGGAAAAGGTGAGTGAGTTTAAAAATCATCTTGCGTCCCCCGTTGAACAAGATTTCCAGATTACTGACTCGGTGCACCGCTTTGTGAGTTATTTGTGGTCCTCAGCCCGCTCTTCGTCTTCTGCATGCAGAAAGAAAGGGCGGGCTGGGAAGGGTGAGTTTGATATTACGGTTGAATACCTAATTGATATTCTCACTTGGCAGGAGGGTAGATGCTATTATAGTGGCATACCAGTGAATTTCGAGAAGAGGTCGATGTGGAAGGCGTCACTTGAGCGGCTTGATCCGCTCTTGGGGTATACGGAGGGAAATGTGGTGTTTATTTGTTGGGAGTTTAACACATTTGATAACACTCATCGGATCGTTTACAGTAACGGAGGGAGCTGTAACTGGTCCAAAGAAAAGATTGAAAAAATCCGCAGCCATGTAGCTTAGTGGATAGAGCGCTCGCCTTCTATGTACTGACTTGTGTAAGCGAGAGGTCGCGGGTTCGATCCCCGCCTTGGCTAAACCATCTCCGTCCGAGAATCTTCACCCCTTGTAGGGCTGGAGTCCCCGGATGAAGAACCAAACGCTCTAAGTCTCTCACCTATACTCATTATACGTTGTCTAGGTGATGTTGGAAGATCATTCGCAATTTTCGCAAGTGACATGAAATTATCCATTCGTTTCTCGATTGGGTTACCTTGTTCGACGCATGTAATGAATTCCGAGTGACACTCATTCATGAATGTCTTTCCTTCTGAAACTCTGTTTTCGGGTTCTATGGTCAACTCTTTTGATATTCTGAGTCCGAGTTTCTGCATAGTGAGTGAAGATCTCAGAGCAGACGTCATCTTTTCATTCACCTTCAGATACAGTTGTACTGATCCGAGTACACCTGTCCCTGCTGAGAGAACTGCGTTGATTATACTCACGTAGCTCTGTTCCACAAACTCATTAAGAACAACGGCTGTAAGAGCATTGAGTGCTGATATGCCTATGATCGGTATGTTGAATCTCTGAGAGAGTTTGTGAAAGTAGACGTGCTCCTTGCGGTAGTAATCCTGCATCAAGTTGCATTGCTTCTCAAGCTCCTTCAGAAACTTTTGCTCCTCTGGATGCCATACATTTGTCTTCTCCATCCTTATTTAACGCAGCGAAAACTTTTCACATTTTGGGGAGCCTCTGACCAAAACTTCTTTTCGTCACTCTGGAACAAGTCAAAGAGTCGCATATTTTCATCTACAATCATTCGACCACGTTCCTCAGCTAGGTCTACTCGTACAACCCCATCTGGCACCTGGTGTACAAGGCTAGCCCTGGTATCAGGGATATCTGCAATGTGATATGTAATATCCTGCTTTGATCCATCCCCAAGCTCGATCCAGCAATGCCAGCAGGACTCGTTGTCGCCAGTCACAATAAATCCATCAACCAGTTTGCAATCAACCTTCTTAACTGTTCTCAGGTACCGGGCAAGGAGTGCTTGGTGGTGGATTACAGTCCCACCCACCTTGTAGAGCCTAATCCTGAGGCTGAGTCTGCGTACACATTCATCCATTGATTACAAAGTATGTTTATTCTTTACGTGTGCTTTAAAAAAAACCGACGCCTCCTTTATAATGGATCCAATTCTCACCGTTGATAATGCTCGCTTCACAACCTTCCCGATCAGGTACCCAGGCCTCTGGGAGTTGTACAAAAAGGCGGTGGGGAGCTTCTGGACTGCCGAGGAGATTGACCTTGGGGGTGATCTGAAGGACTGGGACAAGCTTGGTTCCGGTGAGCAGCACTTTATCAAGATGGTGCTCGCATTCTTTGCTGCCTCAGATGGTATCGTATTCGAGAATATCGACATGAACTTTGGGTCCGAGGTGCAGATTGCAGAGGCGAGGTCCTTTTACGCGTATCAGGGATTCAATGAGGCTATTCACGGAGAGACTTATTCTCTCATGATTGACAAGCTGGTACGCGACCCGGACGAAAAGAGCCAACTATTTAAGGCGATTGACAATATCAAATGTATCAATGACAAGGCAACCTGGGCTATGCTATGGATGGATAAGGGTCTACAATTTGCTCAGCGACTGGTTGCATTCGCATGCGTCGAGGGAATCTTCTTTAGTGGAAGTTTTTGTGCTATATTCTGGCTGAAGCGCCGAGGCATCATGCCTGGCCTGTGCTTCTCGAACGAGCTCATCTCTCGTGACGAGGGTATGCATCAGACGTTTGCAGTTGAGTTGTACCACCAGCTTCAAGACAAGGTGGAGGCTGGGATTATTCAAGAGATTGTAAAGAGTGCAGTCGAGATTGAAAAGGAGTTTATCATCGAGGCTTTGCCATGCAAGCTCATCGGCATGGATTCGGAACAGATGAGTCAGTACATTGAGTATGTTGCTGATCGCCTGCTGAAGCAGTTTGGCGTAGAGCCCGTGTATGGTTCTGCTTGCCCCTTCGACTGGATGGAGAACATCTCGTTGGAGGGTAAGACCAACTTTTTTGAAAAGAGGGTCGGGGATTACTCGAAGCATATGATGCCCGAGGGTGATTCAGTGCGTTTTGATGAAGAGTTCTAAACTCTTCGGGGTGGAAGATTTTTGATTTACATCATCTCTGCTGGCTCGCCGTCATAGCCGGACATGCCCTTGGGCAGAACCATCTTCAGCACTGCCAGCAGCACCAGGAAAACAACTGCGTGCAGGACCAGGCCGCCTGGCTGAGCGCGGCCAGTGGCGTTGGCGATCCAGTCGCCTGCCAGGCCTGAGGTCAGCTTGTAGGTCTCTGGGCTGGAGACGATCACGAAGGCGAGGACTGCAACCAGGTTGGAGGGGGTAAGAAACTTTGCCATTTATACTATCCTAGATTTTAGTTTCGGATCTTCATCAAAAAAAATACAATCGCCAAAAACACAACTGTGTGAAGGAACAGACCACCGGCTGACGGGCAACCACCTGACCCCGCCACCCAGTCGCCAAAGAACTGAGACGTCAGCTTGTACGTCTCTGGATTGGATACAAGGAAAAATACAAGTGCCGAGTAGACTGAGTACTTGAACTTGACCTTGTCACTCTTCTTGAGACCTCCACAGCCACAACCTCAGTCGAGATTTTTTTCAAGGCCCATGCCACCCATTTATAGTACCCAAGATTAAATCTCCAAGATCCGGGCCTAAAGAGATGGAGCCCTTGATATATAGAAAGCAAAGATGGCCTCCTCCATTGTTCTGTTCAACAACTTCTCTGCTGACATGGTTAACTTTAGCGACCTGAAGAAGAACAAGCTGGGTGGCAAGTTTATCAACCTCCAGGGCTCTTCTGGTGAGAAGATGAACATCCAGCTGCCGGCGATGCGCGTTCCTTTTGGCCTGAGCGAGTTTACCGACAAGGGCTCGGGCAAGGTGACGTACAGCCTCGATCTGTCTCTGGATGACCCCGATGTGCGCCAGATTCTCCAGGATCTCGATGAGCGTGTGCTCCAGTACGTGGTTGACAACAGCACCCAGTTCCTGGGCAAGCCGTACAAGAAGGAGATTCTCCAGGAGGCTTTGTTCAAGCCTATGGTCAAGCTGAGCAAGGGTGACTACGCCCCTACGCTGAAGCTCAAGGTGCCCACCACTCGCGAGGGCAAGTTTCTGCCCTCTTGCTTCGAGCAGGATCGCAGCGTCGCTCAGATTGACTCGATCGAGAAGGGCTCTATGGTGTTTACTATTGTCGAGCTCAACCAGATTTGGTTCATCGACAACAAGTTTGGTGTGTCTGTGCGCCTCCAGCAGGTGATGAAGATGCCTCGCGCCAACCTGACGGCATTTGCCTTTACGGTTGAGAAGGATACCGATGATGCAGCTAGCGATGAGATTGACATCCCGTCAGATGTCTAAGATTCCAGCCTGCGTTTTTTTGTAGCCGAGTAGTAGATGTGTAGTCTTCGTACTACCAAGTTTTTGGGAGAGGGTCAGTCATCAAAGGTGTACTCGGCCCTCAATGCCAACCGCAAAAGCATGGCGGTCAAAGTGACTGTCAAGGACGTTCGTTTCAAAGTGCAACCGTGTGAAATTGAATATAACATTATGCGTACCCTTCATGATATCGTCCCTTCGTGTGTCCCCGCAACCTATGGCGCTTCGTGGTGCCGCAACTTCAAACCAGGTGCGTTCAAGCGCAACCAGTTTAGACCCGATGTCTCACAACAATATATAATGAAGATGGAGCTCTTCCAGCGCGGAGATCTCCACAAGATGCTGGAGCAACTTCATACTCAGAAGAAACTGACGGATGACATACTGAGGGTAGTTACTGCCCAGGTACTGACTGGTCTCCGTCAGATTCAGAAGAAGCTCCCATCATTCCGTCACAATGACCTCCATCTTCACAATATCCTTATAGGTGATCTCCCACTCAATCGTTCCAACTTTTACAATGGTTACGGTATTCAGAGTATGGGCTTTAGATGTGTAATCTATGACTTTAATCTTTCAGTCATGTCCGGTGTTCAGAATCCTCTGATTGCTGATCCAAACCTGCAGAACGAGTATGGTATATATCCTGGTAACAGCGACAAGTATGACATGCATTTCTTTCTCAACTCTTTGTTTGACTGGCTGACGAAACATGGATCTGGTGGAAAGTATGACGAGACGAGAACCTTTCTGATGCGGTGTCTACCAGCAGGCTATCACGGTCGCCAGGATGCCAAGGTGAAGAATTTTCGCATCAAGCCCAACGTATCAACCAACAGCCTCGCGTCTCTGGATCTCGTCATGAAGGATCCTTACTTCAAGCCTATGAAGAATCTGTACAATGCTCCAGAGGAGGGTGAGATTGTGGAGAGCCCCGTACGAGCACCAGCTACTGGTCCAGTCAAGACGCCGTTTGTTCGCCCAGAACTCAAGATGATGAAGCTTCCTGCCAGTGCTCGTGCTCCAGCTGAAGTACGAGGCATAAGCTACAGACTTCCACCTAATGCTTACAAGAGTGCACAGTTTCAAGTTTTGATGAACCTGATGACTGAGCCAGGGCCAAACAAGAATGAGTGGAACAAGTTCAAGAATCAGAATGGAAAGGTGAATATGGCAAAGGTGAATGCTGAACGCAAACTCCGCGAGAATCAGGGTCGAAGAAATGTAGAGGCTGAGATGGAAAAGATTTATAGAGCCAAAGGTATCCGTTCGTATGTTCGCAAGACTGTATCCTTGCCAGAGTATAAGCCGCTTGTTCTGCCACCACCAGTAGTGAATACAAGACCTGCCAAGCCAAAGGCGGTTACATTCGAGGAGAAGTACAGCCACGCCTTCAAGGCGCCTGGACACGTCAGATCAGAGACCAAGGTGCTAAACATGAAGCAGGCTCCACCCATGCTCAATGTCAAGGCGCCAAAGTTTGTCGCACCCAAACCTCTTCCCATCTCGAGTGTCTTCAAGTCGGTGGAGAATCTTCTGAAGATGCCCAACCGTGAACCCTTCATGCACAAGATGAACATGGGTCAGTACAAGACTGGACCCATGCCACGCATCCAGTTCGACAAGACATTTATCAAGTGCGAGAGTCTCGATCGTCCAACACTCGATCTTATGGCTGAGGCTCATGGTCTCAACCCAAGGCTTTATAAGAGCAAGGGGCTCTTGTGTCAGGCGCTCAAGCGGCTGCACAACGGACAATAAAGAATATAATGTCGGTTAGTTATAAATGAATAAGATGATCATTATTGGTGTTGTGCTTGCTGTTCTTGTCGCATTCTGGATGTCGAGACGTTCAGGCAAGGCTGTCAAGGGGTGCAAGGGGTCAAAGAATACTGGTCCTCTGACCATTTACGGGACTATGGGGTGTAGCTGGACCAAGAAGCAGCTGAAGCACTGCGACGAGAAGAATATCCCTTATAAGTTTGTTGATTGTGACTCGGACAGCTGCCCTGAGTTTGTCAAGGGGTACCCAACAATGGACAAGGGTGGTGAGATTATCGAGGGGTACCGCGAGTTCTAAGTCTGAAGATGCCAGAGGGTCAGGGCTATCGCCAGCAGAAGGGTCTGCCACAGAGTCTTGATGGGACGGATCACAGTTATTGCATTGACCAGTACATTGTTCCAGAGGAATCGCAATAGGAATGTATAAAGAAATG